AGTGTTCGAACGACCCAGTTTACTTTGTCGAAACCTACATGAAGATTATTCAGGTTGACAAGGGTCTTATTAACTTTAAGTTATATGACTATCAACATGAGATGATGAGGTCTTTCCAACATGAACGTAACACGGTCGTTGTTTCTGCCCGTCAGTCTGGCAAATCCGTTACAGTTTGCGCATTCATTCTCTGGTATATCCTTTTCAACGAAGACAAGGTTGTGGCCCTTTTGGCTAACAAAGGCGAAACCGCCCGAGAAATCCTTGGTCGTGTTCAGCTTGCCTATCAGCACCTTCCTAAATGGCTTCAGCAAGGCGTTGTCGAATGGAATAAGGGGTCATTCGTATTAGAAAACAACTCCCGTGTGCTGGCTTCTGCTACGTCTACACAAGGTATTCGTGGGTTTACCATTAACCTACTCTTTATCGATGAAGCGGCGTTCATTGACACATGGGAAGAATTCTTCACATCTGTTTATCCTACTATTTCTTCTGGTACAGAGACAAAAGTTATTCTCGTTTCGACGCCAAACGGGCTTAATCACTTTCATGCCATATGGTTGAACGCCGTTAAAGGATATAACGGCTATAGACCGATTATGGTCAAATGGGAGCAAGTCCCTGGACGTGGCGCACAGTGGAAAACTGATACTCTCGCCGCGATGAACTTCGATGAAGAGAAGTTCAATCAGGAATATTGTTGCGAATTCTTGGGTAGCTCAGGAACGCTTATTGCCGGTTGGAAGCTAAAAGAGCTTTCTGAGAATTGGGTCAATCCTATTAAAGTTAAGGATGGTCTTTCTCAGTATGAAGCGCCAGAACCAGACCACAAATATGCAATCGTAGCTGACTCTTCAAGAGGTAAGGGCTTAGATTACTCTGCTTTTCAGTGCTATGATATAACAGAGATGCCATATAGGCAAGCATGTGTCTTTCGTAGCAATATCATAACTCCTGGTGACTATGCTTCTGTTATCCATCGAACGGCAATGTCATATAACAATGCCATAGTTCTTATAGAAGTCAATGATATTGGCGACCAAGTAGCTCAAGCGTTGCACCTTGACTTGGCCTATGAAAATATCTTGTTTACTGAAAACTCAGGACGTGCCGGTAAGAAGGTTACGAACGGCTTCGGCGGCACAAGAGGCCAAGTAGATAAGGGTATCAAAACGACTAAGACGGTTAAGACGGTCGGGTGCTCACTTCTTAAACTCATACTCGAACAAGGACAGATGACAGTCATAGACCATGAAACTGTCAACGAACTAACCACGTTTTCCAAGAAGACCCAGCAATATGAAGCTGAGCCTGGAAAGCATGATGACTTAGTTACTGGCCTTGTTCTCTTTGCTTGGCTATCAGACCAGATATACTTTAAAGAATATACCGATATTAACACCATTCAAATGGTGCGTGATAAGTCTGAAGAACAGATTACTGAAGACTTATGCGAATTGGAACTCTTTGTAGAAGATGGTCAAGAAAAGGTTGATTCAAAAGGATGGAGAGAAGTAGAATGGGTGCCTATTCCTCAGTTTGACGTTGGTATAGGTAGCAGACCGCCTACGTTTATGATTAGTAGTGATGAACCGGATCTTGGTAATTGGGATAATGAAGAGTTTAAGTTCCCAGATTGGCCGCCTCGTTTTCCGTTTTAAATATCATATCCATATGATTTATAGAACATTCCAATTCTTATAAGTTCATCTGGAGTTGAATTACCTTTAATCTTATTAGCTCTATTACTAATAACTAATACATTTCCTGGAATATATCCTCTATCATTATCAATACGGTCAAGAGAAGGACTATTGTTTGTCATTCTTCCAATTGAAACAAAAAGAGGAATATTAAGAACTGGACAATGCGATGGAATATGAATATCTTCCAAAGTTATAGTAAATTCAATGCCTTTTTGTTTAGCTCTTGCTTTACATCTTGTCAGCATAAATTTTTCTGGATTTTCTCTATTCCATTTTTTACATTTTTCGTTTATTTCTTTAGTATGAGTTTTTTGATAAACTTTTGATCTTTCTCTTTGATGTTCAATATTGTTATGATAACGCTCTCTTTCTTTAGCGTTTAGAATATCTCTATTCTTAGTTTTATATTTCTGTGCATGAGCGCGTTTTTTATCTGGATTTGCTCTACACCAATCCTTATTCAGTTTATCTATTTTTTCTTTATTGTTTTTTCTATATTCTTTTAAATAAATTTTCATATATTCTTTTTTAGTTTCAGCGTCCATTAATAATTATCCTCTGGAGTTATATACAAAATTTATTTAGGAGAGAAAAAAATTGTCCTAAAAACCCTTAAATTATAAATATCAATAAATTAAGGTAGAATTAAGGAGAACTGCCAATGTCTGTGTTTCTTAGCCCTGGCGTGAAGTTTACAGAAATAGATTTAACTACGGTCATTCCGGCAGTTTCTATTAGTATTGGCGCTTTTGCAGGTGTGATGAGATGGGGGCCAGTAGGCGAACGCTTCCTTATAGACTCTGAATCAACACTTGTTCAATATTTCGGTCAGCCAACAAACTTCAATGCTGAAAGTTTCTTCACTTGCGCCAACTTCTTGGCATATGCGAACCAGCTATATGTTGTTCGTGCTGCTAATACTTCTGGCGGAACTCCATTTGCTACATATACAGCAAACTCAGGAAACAGCGTCTTCGTAGGTAATACTGCTGGTCTTTCAGTTGGCATGTATGTAACTCAATCTGCTAACCTATCAATTCTTGCTAATTTGGGCAACACTGTAACAATTTCTTCTGTTAACTCAACAGCCTTTGTTCTTTCAAACAATGCGCTCGCTTCTGGTAGCGTTCAGCTTTGGTTCGCTCATCCAGAAACTACATATACTGCTCTTGCTATCACACCAGGAGGTTTTGTTAACAACCTAACAAACCAGATTGTTAAGAATGAACACGATTACTATGCCCGTAACAGCGGAACATGGTCAAATGGTGTGTTCACTGCCGCTCCTGGCGCATTCGACCTTAATGTGAATTACCTTGCGAAATATCCTGGTGCAATGGGCAATTCATTGAAGGTAAGTGTTTGTGACTCTGCAAACCAGTTTTCTTCAAATATTGACCTTAGCGGTGCTGTTCTTAACTTTGTTATTGGTAATAATCAAGCAGTAGCTACATTTACTGGTGCTGGTAATCTTACAGCTAATGCAGTTGTTAATTCTCTTATAATCGGTGATGAAATTAGAGCCGGTAATAATCTTATCGGTTTCCAGTATAATTCAGTGAATGCTATTTCTCAAGTGAATGTTTCAACAAATACAGTTCTTACTATTACCTTTGACGATCCGTATTTCCTACATACTCCATATTCTACATCAACAATTAACAGATATTGGGAATGGTGGAATACAGTAGGAGCGGCACCTGGAACGTCTCCTTGGGTTATGGCAAATGGAAATACAGCCGCTAATGACCAACTTCATATTGTGGTATCTGACGAAAATGGTCTATTTACAGGAACACCTGATACTGTACTTGAGGTATTCAAGAATCTTTCACGTGCTACTGACGCTCAAAATGCTGATGGCTCAGATAACTATTATGCTGATGTAATTAACCAGAACTCAGCTTACCTATGGTGGGCAAATGACCGTGGTCAAGCGCCTTCTGCTAATTCAGCATTGATTGCTTCTTCAACTGCTTCACAGCCATTAGATGTAAGTCTAAACCTTGGTTCTGATGGATTAGATGAAAAGAACGTATCACTTTCAACACTAGGTACAGCTTGGAATTACTTCGTGTCTCCTGAAGATATTGATATTGGCATCATTCTACAAGGATATCCTGCTGGTGCGCTCGGCGCTACATGGCAACTTGCTAACTATCTTATTCAGAATATCGCTGAAATTCGTCGCGACTGTGTTGTTTGCGTATCTCCCGACAAGAATATCGAACTCAATCAGTATGGTAACGAAGCACTAAACCTTGTTAATTGGGTAAATAATATTGAAGCATCTAATTATGGTATTTGTGATTCTGGATACAAGTATCAGTATGACAAGTATAATGACCTTTATCGTTGGATACCGCTAAATGGCGACATCGGTGGTCTCTGTGCGAGAACAGACCAAACAAATGACCCATGGTGGTCTCCTGCCGGTCTTAACCGTGGTTTGATTAAGAACACAGTTAAGCTTGCATATAACCCAAGACAGGCAGAGCGTGACGTTCTTTATCCGAACCATATCAATCCAGTAATAACAATTCCTGGCACTGGTACTGTTCTATACGGTGATAAGACAATGCAGGCACAGCCTTCTGCATTTGACCGTATTAACGTGCGTCGTCTCTTTATTGTTCTTGAAAAAGCTATCTCTCTTGCTTCTAAATATCTATTGTTCGAATTCAATGACGCTATTACACGAAACCGTTTCAAGAATATGGTTAACCCATATCTTAGACAGGTACAAGGACGCCGTGGTATCTATGACTTCTTGGTTGTTTGTGACGAAACAAATAATACTCCTCAAGTTATAGATAGTAATCAGTTCGTCGGTGACATCTATATTAAGCCAGCACGTTCAATTAACTTCATTCAATTGAACTTTATTGCTGTTCCAACTGGAGTTGCATTCTCAGAAGTTGTTGGCAACTTCTAATAGGATTTATAATGCTGCGTTTTAAGCAATTTATTAAGGAAAGTACGTTTACTGACTTTAATAGAAACCAAATGGAAAAGAATAAAGCAGTTCCTGCGGCGCAGCGTAATAATAATCCTGGTGCTATGTGGAATGGGCCATCTGCAACTGCATATGGCTCTGACCATTATCATGTATTAGGTGATGCTCAAAAAAACCATATAGCTTCTTTTCCTTCAAAAGAACAAGGTGCCGCTGCCCAATTCGACCTTATGAATAAGTATGCAGCAAAAGAGCCGACATTCCAATCTGCTATTAAAACTTGGTCTGGTGGTAATTCTCCTGGTCCTTATGCGAAAGCTCTTACAGATAAATTGGGAATGAAACCAACTGATAAGATTACACAAGATCTTGTTAAAAGTCCAGCAGGAATAGACCTTGCGAAAGCTCAGTCTCATTGGGAAACAGGACGCGATTTCCCTATGAGCGATGACCAATGGAAGAATGCCCATGATAATGTTTGGAGACCGGCAGCGCCGACCGATGCTCCCGTACCTTCTCGTAATCCATTTAGATCACAACAGCCAACGGATGTTGCAATGCCATCACGTAGTCCATTTAAAACACCATCGGCAGACCAGTTAGCGTCAAACTAAATAAGTAAGGGACTTAGTAGGGACCAATAGGAGTAAAGATGACTTTCGATATCAACACATTCAAACACACAGGTCTTAAGTACGGCGGCGCAAGACCATCTTTATTCGTCGTAGAATTTGCGCCGCCAACTGGATTTCTACAGAATACACCAGCAGGAACTGTTCAGACTTCACAAGGTTTAGCGACGATTTCTGGTCAAACTCTTTCGAGATTGACTTGTAAGGCGGCTGCGCTTCCAGAAGCTACAGTAGCGGAAATCGAAGTTGGTTACTTCGGACGCCGTATTAAGGTAGCTGGTGAAAGAGCGTTCATGGACTGGCCGGTAACTGTAATCAATGATGAAAACTTCGTCATGAGAGCATTACTTGAAGCTTGGTCAAATGGCATTAACCGTCTCGAAGCTAATATTCGTGACCCTATCTTTGATGTTGAAGGTTACAAGTCAGATATGGTTGTTCGTCAATATTCAAAGACTGGTGTCGAAATTCGTGCTTATCAGATGATTGGAGCATGGCCTTCACAGGTATCTGCTATTTCATTGGATTGGGACCAAGGTAACGCTATTGAATACTTTACATGTATTTGGGCTTATGACTACTGGCTTCCAGTTACTGAGCTTGGTACTGATGGTGCTGTACAATATGCTTCTACAGCAACTAACGTAAACAACGCGCCTGCTGGGTGATTTATTCATTTGAAGAATTATCATGAGAAAAGAAGACTAAAAAATGGATAATATTGAAATTGTATGTAGACAGGTTGATGGGATTGCTCCATGGATATGTACTAAAGAAGATATTCCTGCTACATGGAATATTATTGTGCGTGAATGGGAAGAAGGTATTAGAGATAATATATTATCTATTTGTAAAAAACGAAGAACAGTAATTCAGGCTGGTGGTCATCAAGGATTATACCCACGCTTGCTTGCTGAACATTTTACAAGAGTATATACTTTTGAACCACATCCTATAAATTTTTATTGCCTTTACATGAATTGTTATGCAAAAGGTAATATTATACCAATGCAAGCAGCATTAGGAGAGAAACCTGACTTAGTAAGTAATATGTTTTCAACTATGAATTTAGGAATGAATATTGTAATAAATGATAAAGAATTTAAAGAAAAAGTTAATGATGATAAAAAAATGGAAAGTGTATTGGTAATTCCTCAACTTACTTTAGATTCATTCAAGTTTAAAAATGTTGATTTACTATATCTTGATGCAGAAGGAGCAGAACTTTCTATATTGAAAGGAGCAAAGAAAACAATAAAAGAGCATAACCCAATTATAATTATAGAAAATGCAGTTGATGAAAAGAAAGAATTCTTAGATACTCTTGGTTATAGTCTAATCAATACTTTTGCAATGGATAGTTTTTTCATAAAGAAGTAAAGGAAAACAAAAACATGGCAAACGCATTCGGCTCAAATACCCAAATCCAGTATAATAATTCTGGTGTTCTGGATGGTGCTAACGGTATTGTTTATGATAATGCTTTAGATATAGTATCAGTTGATAAATTATTTGTTGGTGAACCACCAACTTCTTTTGTTGCTGGATGGCTTACTGTTAAAGCTCCGCAACCTTCTCCTATCAATTTGGCATTACAAACTTATAGTCCTGGTATATCTTCAGAGATTGGTGTGCTTTTTGAAGATAGTGCTAATGTAACTCAGGCTTATTTTTATAAAGAACCAAGTTCAGGCAGTTTTTATATTGTTGGTGACCATCAACGATTGGGTGGAAATGTTGTATTAGCAGTTGCTCAAACTAATGTAGTTATGGTAAGCAATACAGGTATGCACGTTAATGGTGTTGTATCTGGAAATGGTTCTGGTTTAACTTCTATTACTGCTACAAATGCTAATAATGCGTCTTATATTGGAGGATTAGCAGCAGCAAATGTTGTTTCTAATGCTCAATTATCAGCAAATCTTGCTAATTATCAGACAGTAGCAGGTTTAGATGCAAACATAGCTTCTTATTTAGCAGTCAATCCACAACCAATATCTCCTGTATTTAATAGAATTAGTCCTGTTGGCTCAGATACATATACACTTTTCTGGACAGATACAAACAAAACTATTACAGAAATAATAACTCTTATTTCTAATACCCATTCAGGCGCACAGTGTAATGCTACTTTTTATTGGGGAGCAGACAAAAGTTCTCCATCAGCAACCATTACTAATATAAATACTTCCAACAATACTGTTGGGGTCCATACTACTTCATTTACCAATAATACTCCTACAGGTAATAGTTATATTTGGTGTACAGTGGATAACTTAAGCCATGTAGATGAGTTTGTTATTATCATTAAACTATCTTAGTAGGAAGGTAATCTATGACAGAAGAACACGAAAAGATGGGCGGTATTCTAGGAGATATTGGACACGCAATTGAACATCATTCAGAAGAAGAGCATCACGAAGCTTTTCATCGTGGATATGAAAAAGCAAGAGAAGAAGCAAGAGAAGAGTTTCTTGCCTTCGTTAATGAAGTTCGTCAACACGTTCACGCAATTCATGAGCTTATCAAAGATAAGTTTGGCGACTAATGATAATTTATTTGTAATGAAGGAATATTAATGGCTCGCGACTCAGCAATATCGCTTTTTGGATGGGAGTTCAAAAGAAAAGATACGGTCGATGATAAAAAGGCCGTATCTTCGTTTACACCGCAAGAGAATAATGACGGCGCGGTCCT